GAGCGCCCCCGCCGCGAACCACGCGGCCGCCGACGTGCGCCGATCTTCGCGGCGTGCTACGATACGTCTGGCCGTTCGGCCTTTCCGGGCGCTTGCGACGTGGTGGTTGGGAGCGCCCGGTCGCGTCTTCATGTCGATCACTTCGTCTCCTTCCGTGTTTCCCCTGATGGTCGGCTGTACGCGTTTCATACGCGCTTTTTCATTTGACGCGCTCTTCGGTAAGCCCAGCCAGATAGTCAATAGAGCAGCCATACAGCTTTGCGAGCGCGATGGCATCAGGCAGAAGCGGTGAGCTTTGGCCGCGCTCCCACTTCCCGATAACGTCTTCTGACCGGTGAATCTTTTCGCCAACCTCCTTACGGCTAAGTCCAGATCGCTTACGCTCTGACACAAGATTGTTTCTCATAGCTCATCCTTCCACACAGGTTTCTCGCGTCTATATCGAAGCATATACGAGTTTCTTGTATCTGTAAAGGGTAAATCATTGCAACATGTACAAGATTCTTTTATACTTCTACATGGATGATAAAGGAGGCGTGAGATGAGCCTAAAATCCAAGCGCGTCGATCGCGGGATAATGCAGCGGAAAGCCGCAGAGACATTCGGTCTTAAATATCGAACGTGCCAGAACTATGAAAACGGGGTCACCAACTCAACGAGAAGGGATACAAAAACAAATACGGCAGGCCGATAACTGACGTGATGGTTGCTGGGATCGTGAGAAACGAGGCCTACAAGGGGGTGTATGCGTTCGGCCATGTGCGGGTTGAGGGAGGATTGCCGCGCATCGTCGCTGATGCCGAGTGGGACGCCGCCCAAGACGAGCGAAGGAGGATGAGCGTGAAGCACCGCAGGCACGTCTACGTCAGGCCGGGAATGCAGTTCGGGCATTTGCAGGTGGTCGAGAGCGCAGGGACAGCGAAGCATCATACGAAATGGCTCTGCGAATGCAAGGCATGCGGATCAACGAAAGTCGAATGGGCTACCCGCCTCACGTCGGGGAAAGCACAGGATTGCGGCTGTTTGTCTGGCGATGGACGAAATCGGGACGATCTTGGAAGGTTCGAATGAAAACGAAAAGCGCGCATAAGCGCGCTTTCTTTGGGCGAAAACCCTTGGCCTTACGACCATTATGTATTTACACCCTACGCCAAGAATGGCGACGCCTGCATACTATCACACACGTTGAGGCTGTGTCAATCATCGGGACTAATAATTATCCCATCGCGCTCCCCTATCTTGCGCAAGACAAGCTCGCACCCCATGGAGTTTGCGAAACGGCAAGCGTTGGATACTCGCATGTCGTCTCTGTTGTAAGCGTCCGTGACGAACGACCGAGCTTTGCCAGAACCGCGCGCAACGTCAACGTTAGAGACCCCTTGGGCATCCTGCATGATTTTCAGCGCCTTAGTTATAAGCATGATCAATCCTTCCTTGTACTTGCAAGAAAGTATAGTCGATCATGATTGTACTTGCAAACATGTACATTATGTGAAGCCGTTTATTTGTACTTGTTAACGTGTACAAATATTGTATTATGTACTTGTTAGGAAGTACATCGAAGAAAGGAAAGGCAATGAGCAAGATCAAGAACCAGTACGGCGAGGAAATCAACCTTGAAGCAGCAGCAATGATCATGGATATCGAGCTTTGCGAGGAAGTCCACGCAATGAATCTTGGAACGGATCAGGAGTGGTGGGATGAGTATTGCAGCCGCCATGAAGCGAAGTACGGTGACGAGTTCGAGCCGAACAAGCTGAACGGCCAATGGTAAATGAAAGCCGCCCCGCTTCGGCGGGGCATCGAGGAAGGAAGCATCATGGAGAAGCGCATCGAGCGCATCAAGGCGGAGATCGCCGAACTGGTCGAGGACTTGGAGGACGCGTACATGGACGAGGGGCTGAACCTTGCCATAGCTAGCGGAAAGGTGCTTAGAGACCTGGGCGAGGCCGAGCGGAAGGCGCGTGAGAACCTGTACGCGATCTACCGATAAAGCACGACCTGGACGCGATCTTCGACCGGGCATTCGAGTACGACACGGAGGGGGAAAGAAGGGGGCCGAGGCCCCCTTCTTGTCAGAAGGTGCCAGCGTTGAGCCTCCGCTGCATTTCCCGCACGCACGCTGACGGGCGGGACAGCACGCCGTCCTGCTCGGTGCCGAGGTAACGCTGCAAGGCGCGGCACGTGTTCGGCCCGAAGTAGCGGTCTGCCTCCACGCCCACCTTGGACTGGAGCGCGGCGATCACGTCGGAGCCGCCCCGGCCCACCTGCCAGGCGGTGGAGGGCACTCCGCCGATTGCCGACATGTCGCGGCTGTCCTGGTTGGACACCACGCCGTCCTGGTCGGTGCCGAGAGCAGCCTGCAAGGCCCTCACCGTGGCAGGCCCCCACCATCCGTCCACGTCGATCTTTCCCGGCTGCGGCCTGCTTTCCGAAGCGGTGTCCCAATATGGGGACACCACGCCCGCAACGACCGAGTAGTCCCGCGTGCGCCTCCACACGCCGTTGCCGTTGGACTGCCTGCCTGATGCGGAACCCGAGGTGTTGCCCTCGATGGTCTGGAGGTACGTGCCGCAGTTGCGCTCGACTATCCCCACGTGGTCGGTGGCGGCGCTTGAAAAGTCCCAGTCGAAGACCACGATGTCGCCGGGGCCTGCGTGCCCCGCGTCGGTGACGCGCCCTACCCTGCGGGCCGCCGCGAGCGTCGAATCCGTGTTGTAGGACGGCGCGCCCGGGAAGTCGACTCCCGCCTGGGCGAACACCCACGAAACGAAGATCATGCACCACCACACCTCGGTGGACGGGCCTGCAAGCCAGGATTCGCCCGTCACGTCGGCCATCCATCGTCCGTACTTGCTTCCCGGCTGCGGGTCGTCCGGAGCATAGTACCCTATCTCTCCGGCAGCGATGCGCAGCACGTCATTCGGCGTCCCCATGGTCGATCACCTCCACTTCCGCAACGTCCTCCGTCTCGATGCTGTTTCTGGGGTCGGGCAGCCCCGCGCCCTCCGGGATCTCCCCGCTCATCTCGTCCCCTTCCCTTTGATGCCGTCCAGGACGCGCTGCGCGTCCTGCGCGGCCTTGGTCACGTTGTTGTTCTTCCACCAGCTCCACACGCCCGTCGCCGCCGCCACGACGCACAGCGCCACCGTGGCAAGCGAGTCCGCGTCGAGCGCCAGCCCGAAGCCCGCCGCGATTGTGGCGGCGAGATGGCAGGCGAGGCGCACGGCCGCCATTGCCCTGTCGATGCTCCATCCCTCTTTCATTCCGTTCCTCCGATCTTCGTGTCCTCCACGTGGCAGTCGAGTATCTCCTCGTACAGCTGCGTGCCGGTGCCGTTGCCGCCCAGGGCGTGGTACGCCCTGTACACCTGCCCCGCATGCTCCTTGATCATCACGGGGCAGTAGCCGAGGTCGACCACGTAGTCCTTGTGCAGCGTGATCAGCTCCTGGCGCATGAGCGCCCGCATGCCCTGCTCCATGGCGTCGCCCTTGGCGCTCCTGCGCTTGCAGCTCGCCACGACGGCGCCGACGAGCGCGCCTATGACGCTCGTAGCCGCCCATCCGGCGACCTGCACGGCCAATCCGTCCATCGCGTCACCTCCTTCGGCATCCTTCCGAACCCGTCACTTCCACCGCCCTCTCGCAGAGAGGCAGAACATTATCTGACTCGATACGACGCCGTTGAAGACGCATCCGACGCCCATCTGGGACGCCGCCACGGCGGTCGGCGTCGCGAAGCCGTACCGATTCGCGGCGAGCGACGCCTCGACCGTCGGTGACTCCGAGGCGGGCAGGTGCAGGTGCGCGGCACCTCGGCGGGAAGCGTGCTCAACGCCACGGCATCGTGGGCCGTCTAGGGCGTGATCACTTCCAGCTCCCGAACACGCGCATGTAGGCGGCAAAGGTGTCTCCTATGACGGATTCCCCCAGCGTGGCGATGTAGGGCTTCACGGCGGCGGTGGAAATCGACTTGATGCCGCACTGCATCCACAGCTTGTTGCCCGCAGACTGGAACAGGGCGCCATCGACCGACACGAAGCCGGGAGGGAGGCTCACGTTGTAGCATTCCGAAAAGTACCCGCCGCCCCATGCGGTCTGCTTCTCGATGTAGAGCGTCGTTGCGGCCTCCATCACGCACGAGCCGTCTGGCCACTTGCGGATTTTCCAGCCGCCGTACTCGCCCGTCTCGGGCTGCGCGTCTGCCAAGGGCGCGACCGTCTGGAAGAGCCGCACCGGGTCGCCGACCGTGATGCCGTCGAGCGGTATCCTCCACAGCGGCATGTCTACCGGGCTGTCGCCGTCGAGGATGGAGCCCTCGTTGATGGCGGGGTCTGCGGGTTCGGACGCGGCAGGCGCCCCCTTGACCACGACGAGCTCGGCGCTCTCGGTCTGGGACGAGGGCTCGAGCGCGTACCTCACGACCACCAGGTCGTTTCGGTACTGCGCCTGCGTGCCGTTGTCTATCGTGAGGTCGATCCCCCCGGCGGGGACCTCGAAGTCGCGCCCATTGAACGAGCCGAACCCCGGGGAGATATGGCAGGTGTTCGCGTTCGTCATGGTCGCGTCGAGGCCGGACATGACGTAGCATCCATCCCCCACGATCCCCGAGTTGAAGTTCCCGGCCTGGGCGCTCGTCACGTGCGTCTCGCCCCACCTGCCGGTCACGAGGATGTTGTCAGACATCGGAACCTCCCATGAACTCGGCGAACTCCTTGTCTTGCGCCTCGACAAGCTTCTGGTAGTCGGAGAAGCACTTGTTGCAAAAAAGACGCGTCACCGACTGGCCGTTCCGGTCGGTCCGCCTGACCTCGTACCAGCCATCGGCCTCCGACTCGTCGTCTCGGGCGAATGCCGTGTGCCTCCTGTCACGGTCGCACGTGTAGAGCGTGTAGCCTGATATCTTCGCCATCAGTCAACCTCCTATCGGGCGCACGTCGCCCAGCGTGTAGCTCACGGTCGGCACGCCCGTCGAGGAGACGGACGCGACGATCTTGGTCACGGGCGCGGTGAGCCCGAACCCCGTCTCCGGCACCAGGAATCCTACCGAGTCCCCTATGTGCAGGTCCTGCCACTTCGGCGCGTTGAGCGATGCCGAAGCTGCGGCCTCCTGGTACTCTTCGAGCCTCTTGGTGCCGTCCTCGATAAGTCTCTCCCGGTCGGCGGTCGTGAAGCCGTAGAGCTCGGCCACCTCGTCTATCCCGAAAAGGCTCTGCGTCTGCGATACGTTCCCGGCCTCGTCGGCGTAGAGGTCGACGAGCGTGCGCTCGCCCTCCTGGCCTTCCCCGGCGCACACAAGGTGGTTCACCGGCCGCGTGTCGAGGGATGCCGAGAAGCCGAGCGAGCCGCGCCCGGTCTCGCTCGCGGAAAGAGCGGGGACGGCGGACAGCTCGACCGACCCGCCGCGCCGCTCGACCTCCAGGCGCGCGCCGACCGACGCCAGGGAGTCTTTGAGCGCCGTGTAGGCGTCGGCGTAGCGCGCCACGTCGTAGCCGAGCGTCATGCCGGATTTGGCCTGCGACGCCGTGAAGACTCCGGAGAGCCCCTGGCGCTCTATCAATGCGCCTATCGCCTGGTTGGCCTCGCCCTCCATGCGGTAGGCATCATCCCCGTCCGGCATGACGACCGAGTGCGACAGGATGCCGTGCCACGTCCTTCCAGTCCATTTCGACACCGGGACATCCCCGGTCGCGTCCACTCCGGAGCCGTCCACGACGCCGCCCCATTCCGTCCCCTCGATCCAGACGTAGCCGTGAAGCGGCAAAGAATCCGTCTCGGCCAGCTCGATCTCGAAGTCGTTCTCGTCGGCCCCGTAGGCGAGGTCGAAGGCGAACGCCCGCTTGACGCCGAGCCGCCTGCCGGCCTGGTCGGCGTACACGAGCTCTAGGCGGTCCATACGCGCTCGTCCCTCCTGACCTTGACCGAAAGGTCGAAGCCGAACGTGCCGTCCCAGCTCACCTGCTGGTCGCCAGACGGTATCGGCTCGAATATGTAGTCGCCCGAACCGCGTCCGGAGTCAGGCGTGTCCCCGAAGGCGTTCGTCTGCGCGCCATGAGAATCCGACAGCGTGACCGTCCCGGCCTCGCTGTCGATCACCAGCAGCCCGCCCGACGGGACGTCGACCGAGGCTTCGTAGCGATTGCCGCCTATGATCACGTAGGGGTTTGTAGCGGGGCCGTATATCGTGAGCACGAAATCCGCCGGGTAGGGGCTCGCGTTCGATACGAACCCCGCCTGCCCCTGCCCCCCGTAGTCGAAGGGGAAGTCATGAGGGTAGTCGAGGGCGCTGCCTGCCTCGGCCACGGGGAAGAACGACTGCTTGGCCTCGCGCGTCCAGAACGGCCGGGGGCTTCTGAAAGAGAGCGTCATGGCGACCGGGCCGTCCGAGCGCCACCAGCGCGCCTTCTCGGACTTGACCAAGACGGCCGGCATCGACCAGTCGCCCATGACGAGCTGCCCGGTCGCGTCGTTCGCCAAATCGTATGCCGCGACGTCGTAGAGCGCGTCCATCGCCTGGTACGGCGGCGCCTGGAACGTGAGCGTCACCGGAACCGATACGGTGCGCGCCGAGCGCGTGTACGCCGCAGTCTCGCCGTTGAGCTCCAAGACGGACGCCTCCCAATCCCACACAGTGTCCGGTACGGGATGCACGCCTGCCGCGTCGAAGTCGAACGCGTCGCCCTTCGAGTTGACGTACCTGAGGCCGGTTATCATGCCGGGACCACCTCCCGAACCGCGCGGGCGAACTCGCGCCCGTTGACCGTCATGGAAGACGGCGAGTTGTCGCGGATCATCCTGGGCAGCGAATCGAGCAGCTCGACTAGGATGGCGTCGGTGCGCGACATCTGCGTCCCGTCGTAGGCGCGCATCGAGACTCCTCCGAATGCTGATGCGCCGTACACGTCGGACATCGCCGATCTCATCGCGCCGACGGCAGTAGGAGTCGCGCACGATATGCCGGCCGCGAGCCCTTCGACCATGGATTCGCCGCTATAGACGGTCCACCCCCGACCCGAGAACGGCCCCTTCTTCGCCGGAGAGAAAGGCAGGTACTTCCTCACTTCGTCGAGGACGCCGCCGATGGCGCCGGTCACGTTGTCTACCGCGCCCTTTATGCCGTCGGCGAGGCCGTTGACGATCGACTCCCCCGCGTTCTTGAGCCAGTCGCCGGCGTCTGTGAAGAAGCCGGTTATCCCGTCCTTGATGCCCGTCACGGTATCGGTGACCGATTTGACGGCATCCTCCACCCCGCTCTTTATCCCCTCCCATATATCGGAGAAGAAAGAGCTTATGCCGTCCCATACGGTGTTCCATACGTTCTGTATCGTCTCGAGCGCGCCGCCTATGACTGTCGATACGGTGTTCATCACCGTCGTGACGACGGAGGATATCCCGTTCCAAATCGTCCAGAACACGTTCTGTATGTTAGTCCACGCCGCCCCCCAGTCACCGCTGATGAGCGCGGTGACCGTGCCTATGATGCCCTGGATGACGCCCATAACCGTGCCGACGACCGTGGATATCACGCTGAACGCGTTCGTCACGACGGTCGAAAGCGCGTTCCACATCGGCATGAAGGTGACTGAGAACCATTCGATGAAGTCTGACAGTATCGGCTGCACGACGTCGACAAACTCGCTTATCTTGTCGAATATGCCTTGAAGACCGGGCATCACCGTGTCTGCCAGCGTCGTCGCGAAGTCCCCGAACGCGGTCCCCATGTCGGCGACCATCGGCCCCACCGTCTCTATGATCGGCGCTAGTATCTCGCCTAGGTTCTCGCCTATGGTGCCTATCATGTCTGCGGCCGACTGGAGCATCGGCATGAGGTTCGCCTGCACCGTGTCGCTGAAATTCTGGAACGAATCGACGACCGGCTGGAACTTCGGGAGAAGTTCTCCAAGAACTGGGGCCAGGTTGTCGCGGATCGAAGCGGCCGCGTCGATTAGCGGCTGCGCGAGCGCCTGCGGGTCGAACCCAGCGCCCTCAAGCCACGCGGAACTCTGCTCGTCGATGATCGCCTGTGCCTGCGACAGCTGCTCGGGAAGCCCCTGGATCGCTTCTGCTACCGCCGATATGGTGTCCGTGACCATCGGCTTCACTGCGTCGAGCGCCTGCGAGCCGACTCCGACAACCGCCGCCTGAAGGTTTCCGAGCGCGCCTTCCATGGTCTCGGTCGATGTCGCCGCCTCTTCCGCGACGTCGGACATGCCGAGCTTCTGCACGGCGTCGAAGAACTCGTCGGCGGAAATCTCGCCGCTTTCCATGGCGTCGCGGAAGTTGCCCTCGAATGCCCCCGCCTCGCGCATCGCGTCTTGCAGAGCACCTGAAGCTCCCGGTATCGCGTCGGTGAGCTGGTTCCAATTCTCCGTCATGAGACGCCCGGAGCCTGCCGTCTGCGTCATGACCATACCGACGCTTCTGAACGTGTCGGCGTTGCCGCCGGCGACGGCGTTGAGGTTTCCGGCGGCCTCGGCGAGCTCCGCGAAGCCCTCGACTCCGTTGGATGCGAGCTGGGCGGTGACGTTCCTGATGTCGGCCAGGTCGTACACCGTCTGATCGGCGTACTCCTGCGTAGATTTCGTCAGGTCTTCGATCACAGAGGAGTCGAGACCGGCGAATTCCAGCGTCGTCCCGAATTTCTGGGCGCTGTCAGACGCAGCGGCCATCTCGCCTGTAAGGTCGATGACGGAGCCGATGAGCATGTCCACCGCGCTTGCCGCGACGCCGCCGAACGCGCCCGCTATGGCCGCCGAGCTGGCAGATATTCCGCTGGCTGCGCCATTCCCTAGCTGCTCCCCCATCCGCCTGCCGGTCGGAGCGAGATTGACGCCTCCGATGCCTGCCGTGACGTGCGAGGCGAATCCTTTCATGCTCGGCACGACCGAGACGTAGTACGTCCCTACGTTAGCCATCTCTCACCTTCTTCCCTCCGGTATGCCGAGAGCGTCGGCGACGCGCCTCATCTCCGCAGCGCTCGCCACGCTCGTTTTTCCGGCATGCTTCGGAGGCTGAATCCTCCTAGGCTTCGGGCCTTTCCCCGAATATAACGCGCATCTGATGTCGTACTCGATCTCGGCGAGAAGATGGGCCGATATAGGCCACTCCTGTTGCGGGTCGATCTCCCTCCGAAGAGCCGACCCCCACGGCAGGTGCTCCGCCAGGGCGGCCGCGTGCTCGACCGAATAGGACTTGCCCATGTCGTCTATGTCCAGCCCGTAGAATCGCTGGAAGTCCGCCCGAAGCGCGCCCTCGTGCTCTGCCAGCGCGGAGGCCAGCGCTAGGAGTTTTTTCCCTTCGCCGCCTCGATGGCAGCCGATGCCAGCCGGGCCATCTCCTCCATGTCGTCGCCTAGATCCTCGGCGTACTCGTCGGCCTTCCCTGAGAACAGCCTGTCGAACGCGGCGAACATCTCCCTGCCGCCGGTTACCATGCCCTTTATGACGCTCCACGATACCGCCGCCTGAGAATCGGCCTCGAATTCTTTCCCGGCGAACTCGAAAGCGACTATATCCTTCTCGCTCATTCTGCCTCCGTCTCGGTGCTGTCGATGTAGTCAACCCAGTACGACCCGGTTGTCGAGCCGAGCGACACCGACATCGTGATCTCGCGGCCTACAAGGTCGCTGTAGACGACCGTCATGTCGCCAAGCTCGCCGAGCTTGACCTGCTCCCCTACCCTGCGCCACTTGCGCCCGTTCTTGAGCAGCAGCTCGAAAACGACGGAATGGGCCTCGGAAGACGGCCCCTTGTCATAAGCCGTGATCATGCCCGCCGTATCGCTGACGTTCTCCGTGCCTCGCGTGATGGCGAGCGTGTCCTTCTTGATTTCTCGGAGAACGACGGTGAACGTCTTTTCGACTGCTCCGCTCGACGTCTCTATGGTGTCGCCGTTCATGTCCTGGAACGTCTCGGTGTCGGCGCTGTCTGCGAACGTGATGCCGTCGTCGCCGAGGTAGCCCATGTTGAGGAATGCGGCGTTGAGCTCGGTCGTGTTGTCGGTCGGCAGCGCCGTCCCCAACGGGGCAACGAACATGTAGCCTCCCGCGACGCCCTTCCCGACGCTGACGTTCTCTGCGTTGTTGGCCGTAGACGCCATAACAACACCTCTCTTTCATTTTGCCAGGCTCGCATGCCTGCGCTACTTGTTTGCGTAGATGTCGCAGCTCACGACGTATCGAGGCGTTCCGCTCTCGATGTCCGGGCTGCTGTATATTGTCGTGACGGAAACGTGCGCGATATCCAGACGTCGCTCGGGCATGGCCTCCATGGCGGACGCGACGTCGAGCGACAGGGATTCCGCGACATGCTGGCTGGGAGCCCAGCAGTCGATGTCTACTGACGGAGATCGCTGGAAACGGCTCTCGGCGGTGCATCCTATAAGCTCGACGACTGCGAACGGTCGCGGGGGTTCGTCTTCGGTCGGCCTTTTCGATGGGACTTCGCGATATGCCGTTATCCCAAGGCCGAGTTCGTTCAGATAGTCGACGACTGATCGTGTGTAGTCCATGGCACCACCTACAAGGACTTGAGGGCTTTCGCAAGCGTCTTGTTCTTGGCCTGCGACCTTCTGGCGTGGTCTGTCTGTGTCCTGATTGCTCGGCCGTGTCCGCCTGTTTTAGTCGTGAACACTGCGACGTCGTAGTCGTCTAGTCGGTATCCCTCGTCGCTGTCGAGCATGCCTTTTGCTGCTTTCACGATGGCGTCGGCCTTCGCCTGCACCTCCGACTGGACGGCGACGCTGTTCAGAACCTGCCTGTACCCTCTGAGGTCGGCCACGAACCTCCCAGCCCTAGCCATCGACCGCCTCCACCTCGACCGTGCGGTTCAGCGACCCCGGGACGTTTTCTGCCGTTAGCGGCTGCGGATCGCCTATCACTGCGTACTTCTTGCCGCGCACGGAGACGCGGCACCCCCGGAGGGACGCCGTGAAGGTCTTCGGGAATCCGAGGGTCAGGGCGACGCGCGTGCCGTCCGGCCGCGTCGAGTCCGTCACGTCGGAGGTCGCCCCCGGCGCGACCGCCACCCCCGGCACCTGCGCCTCCGACCACGCGACGGAAGCCTCCATGTGCTCGTCGTAGGTCGTTGTCGGTGTGAGCACCGTGACCGTCTCGTACGCTATGAGGCCGAAGTCCGGCATCGGCGCGATCACGAAGCATCACCGGCGTTCGAACCGTACCATCCGTCGACCAGCGGGGCGACCGATCCGATGCGCGAGCCGCCGATGCCGAGCATGCGACGCTCCTCCGCGTAGAGCCGGAAGCCTCCGCCCGGGTTGTAGATAGAGGCCGACGCCGAGTAGCCGTCCGCGCCCTGGGACACGCTGGAGAAGCCCGCGTAGGCGTCCGCCGACTGGGCGCGGTGGACGACGAGGCACGTGACGTACGTGAGCGCCGCCGCCTGAGAATCGTCGCCCGGATCTACCTCCACGCCCGCCCGCGCCATTTCGGCGGCCACGAAGAGCGATGCGTCGGAAAGCGCCGTCTCCAGCCTGTCCTCGTCCGCGACCTCGCCGTAGCGCGCCTCGTAGTCGGCGACGGTCGCGAAGGGCGTCACGACGCCCCCGCTATCGCTTCGAGCAGATGCGCCTTGTTGCCCTTCTTCGGCAGCTCGATTCCGCGCCGCTTCGCCCACAGCCTGATCTCGGCGATGGTCGATTCGGCGTTCGGCGCGTCCGCATGCGTCTCGGGCTCGTCCCGCCCTTCGGCCTCGTCCGCCTGCGTCTCGGGCTCTTCCTCGGGCTCCGGCCGGAATCCCTCGTCGAGCAGCGTGTAGCCCTGGACGATGCGCGCCGCCACCTTTGACGGGGCGACGTCGTGCACCGCGCCCGTGAAGGGCGCCGCCATCCGAACCATGTGCCCCTCCTTATGCCGCCGGATAGGTGTCCGTGAAGCGCGCGAAGCAGTCCTCGTCGGCGACGACGAAGCCGACCTCCATCTCGCAGCGAAGGGCGAACATGTTGCGCTGCCAGAGGTTGATGGAGTTGGTGCCGTCGTTGATCGTGGCCTGGTTGCTGTACTCGATCGTAACATCCTGGACGATTCCGTAGTAAGCCTTCGACCAGTCGCCGATGAAGCCGACGGTGTTCGCTGCGGAGCTGCCCGCCTTGTAGGCCGCATGGCGCGTGAGCGTCGGGATGCCGAAGAGCGGGCTGTTCGCTGCGTAGTTCGGGAAGATCGGCTCGCCCGAGCCGCTGTCGTAGCGCGCGGACATGACGATGCCGTTGCCCTGAGGGGACATGACGATGCCGTTCGCGTTGCCGCCCGCGACGGCGATGTCGTTGATGCCTCCGACGATCGCGCCGTAGGGGTCGGCCTGGAGGTCGATGGCGTCTGCGGCCGCGAGCGTGTCGAAGTTGGTTCCGGGTGCGGTGCCGAAGAACACCGTGCTGTCGAACTTCTGCGAGAGCGCGTAGGGAACGCGCTCGACGATGGCGTCGTAGAGCGCGGCCTCGTCGCGGCGGAACTGGTCGCTGAACGGGACGATGACGGCGAGCTTGTAGGGCTGCATGACCTTGTTGGCGAACGTCGGCTCGCTGACCGTTTTCTCGGTGGATTCGACCGTCCATGCGGGTTCGGGGTCGCCCGTGATCACGTTCATGGTGATGCCCGAGCCTGGGATGACGAGGCGGTTGGCGAGCTGCATGACGGCAGAGCCTTCGCGAACGCCCTGGATGACGGTATCGACGAGCACGGAGGGAAGCGCAACTCCCGTGGTGCCTCGGTTGACGTCGATTTTCGTGGTGGAAAGTGCCATAGGTTGCTCCTATCTCTGGATTGCCTGGAAGAACTCGTGGAACGCCTGCTGCGGCGTGCTCGGCGACCCGCCCGGCTTCGCGCCGTCGGCCTTGAACACCTGGGCGGACGGCTGGCCTTCGGCGAACGCCTTTATGGCCTGCGCCTGGAGCTCCATCGCCTTGCGCTCGGCCTCGGTGAGGAGCGACGCGGGGATGCCGTACTTCTCGGACACCTCTGCGGCGTCCTTGGCGAACTGGGCGTCGGCCTCGTACTGGGCGAGCTTGGCCTCCGCCTCGTCGGCACGGGCCTTCTCGGCGTCCGCGCGCTCGGCGTCGTTCATGGACTGCGCGGCCAGCTCGTCGTACTTCTTCGCCTTCTCGGAGTTGGACTTGGAGCGCCCCTCCCACTTGCGGGACTCGGCAACCGCCTTGTCCCGCTCGTCGGTTAGCGCCTTGACCTGTGCCATGAGCTCGTCAACGCTCGGCTGTGCAGCCTGCGCGCCCTCGCCATCGGTCGTGGTCGTGGTTTCCTCGGCCATACGGCCCCCTTTCCAGCGCCGTGCGGCGCTCGTCTTGACCCCGTGCGGGGTCGCGGCATGAAAAAGGCCGGGAATCTCACCCGGCCAGATATGAAAAAAGCCCCGTGCGGGGCTGATTTCGTGATGGTGGATGGGCGGAGTTGCGTGTCTCCCGCCCTGCACGGTCTTTCGGCGACCATCGGCCACGCCTGCCCACGGGCTGTGTGGGCTATGCCGTGGACTTCCCCGCCCTCATGCGGGCGAGCTTCTTGGCGTGATTGGCGCTGTTGGCGTAGCCTCTGAAAATCCTGTCGCGCTCCTCCTCCACCGTGGTGCCTCGCCTCTCGGCGCGCTCGGCGGCGAGGGCGTCGATGGCGTCCTGCCAGCGGCCGTAGATGGCGTCGGTGTCGTAGTCCTCGACGCCGCCGTCATCCCACTGGCAGACCACGCGACAGTTGCACCCACTGTGGTAGTGGTCGAGCTTGATTGCTCCGGCGGTGGCTTCGGACGTGTACACGAAGCCGCGCGACGCCAGCATGAGGCAGAAGTCGCACGTCTCCGCTCCGGTGGGCACGCGGGCGTAGCGCACCTTTTTGGGGTCGCGCCGCCCGTTCGCGAACATGCTCTCGCCTGCGCTGCGCTTCATCTCGTAGTCGATGCGCTGGAGCACTTGGTCGTTGAATGTCTCCACGCGGTCGTCGAGGACGAAGCGCACGAACCCGCGCACCGCGCCCTCGGTCTTGCGCATGTCGAAGTCGCTGATTGCCTGCGCGCCAATGCGCTCCCCGACCACCAGCTCGCGCGCCGCGTCGTAGAAGTCGGCGGACGCCTGCGCTGCCATGGTCGTGTAGGTCGGCATGACGGTGGAGAGGGCTTGGAGCACCAGCTCACGGCACTCGGCGACGTTCTCCGGCGTCCAGTTGATGCCTTGGAGAACCTTCAGCACGCGGGCCTGAGCGTCGGCGGATATGCCGTTGATTTCATCGGTGAGGAAGTCCACCGCCGCGCGCGGGATGGTGGCGGCCACTTACTCCACCGCCTGAGCGGGTGTGGAGGAAGCGCCGCCCATTAGCGAGAGGATGGCGCGCTGGTTGGCGTTCGCGCCCATCTGCTGCACGACCTTCTGGCGCATGTCCTCGCCGAAGCCCAGCTGCTCCCAGAACACCTCCGTGTTAGCGAAGCTCGGCACCACGGACGCGATCTTGACCATGGCGTCCGCCTGCGAAGCGATGCTCGGCATGAGCGGATTCTTGAAGTTCGCCGCGATGGCGAGATCGTCATATTCCGAAAGCCTGACGTCGTTCTCGATCGCCAGCGCCATCTTCGCCACCGCCACAAGGGAGTCATTGTTGCCCTCGTTGAGGTCGGTGACCTCCATGATGAGCGGCTCGTTCGCCTGCGTGATGGCCTCGGCGCTCGACGGGTTGTCGTGGATGACGCCGAGTTGGCTCACCGGGACGTTCGTCTCGCCGCTGAAGCGCGCTGCCAGCGCCCGCATGTAGTCTGTGTGCGGCTGCATGGAGCCCTGCGAGAGCTGCCCGAAGGTCGGCGTCGAGCCGTCCTCGGTCTGGGAGACGGTGAAGATGTTGCCGATGTACGCCTCCCAGCGCGTGCGATTCCCGAAAGGGTCGTCGCCGACGCCGAGCAGGTACTTCTGGGGGCTGGTGAAGAACTCGGCGCTGATCTCGGTGCGCAGCGCCTCGCGCACGCCGCTGTCCGTGATGGACCGCACGGCGCGGGTGATGCGAGACTGGCCGAGAGGCTGGCTCTCGGTCGGGTTGTAGGCCATGGCCTCCATGAGCGGGCGGCCCATTCGGTGCGGCATGCGCTCGACGGAAAGCCCGTTTCGCCCGTCCACGTGGTAGGTTGCCTCGTCGGTGTAGAGCGCCAGCTCATCGGGCGCGCCGGAATCGTCGTAGTGCATGATGACGAGGCCGGACGATATGCGCCCGAGCCGCTCCGACCATTTGGCCGCGCCGTCCTCGGCGCTGTGGGTCACGACTATGACGGGCGGCTCTCCGGCCGCGCCCTTGGAGAGCGTCACGAAGTCGCAGCCCGCGATCAGCTCCGACTCGCACGCCTGCTTGTACTTGCGCTTGAGGTTGCACCGGCGCACGAGCCGGTCGATCTGCGCTGAAAGCTCCTCGTCGCCCACCGTGAAGCCGTCGAATCGGCTGCGCGAGGCCATGGCGGAGACTGCCTTCTTCGGCCAGCCCACGACGGTCTCGATGCTGCGCAGCGACGGAGGGATGGAGATGCCGAGGTCCTTCAGCACGTTCTCGCCCTCGTAGTAGCGGCGGCGCAGCCTGTTCTTCGCGAGATGCGACGCCCATACGTCCAGAAGCCCGTCGATCTCCTCGGCGATGCCGTACTCGTCGCCAGACAGCACGAGCGCCGAGACGATCATGCGGCTGTCGTGCTTGAGGCGGTGCGACGGCGGCGCGCCTAGGTGCCAGGTATTCGGCTGCTCCATCAGTAAACCACCGCCTTGCGTCCAGGTCGTCTCTTGGTCGTCTTGGCCTGCCAGAGGGCAAGCGCGCATGCCTCGATGAGCGTCGCGTCCGCTCCGCCTGCATCCTCGAAGCCAACGCCGTCGCTTCCGATGCGACGTCTGGCGGTGAGGGTCGCGGAGGCGCTCAGCTCCTCCTGCCCGTAATGGGCGAGGTCATGCTCGGCCACGGCGTTCATAAGCATCGACACGGCCTTGGCCATGTCGCGCGAACCCGCCGTGACGATTGCCCTCTTGGGGAAGCCCACGTCTGCGAGCCTCGTGGTGAGCGCCGCAGTGCTGCCGCCGTCGATGGCGACGGTCGCGATCTTTTCGCGCCTCGCGTCCAGCCACGCGGCAACCCAGCCGACGCCTTCGGATAGCGGGCGCGTGTCCACCCACTCCACGTAGGGCGATCCGTCGGATGGGCGCAGGCAGTACGCCAGCGTCGCGCGGTCGGGGCCGAACTTGACGCCCGCGCACGTGACGAGCGGATTGGGCGGGTCGTCGGTCTCGCAGAGCGCCCATGCCTCGGCGTCGATGACGTGCTCCACGGACCTCTCCACGGGAGCCCACCACCCCAGGCGCTCGCGCGCGAACTTGTCGGCGGCCATGTCCAACGCCTCCGCCTCGATGGTTGATTCCAGTACCAGGATGCCGAGCGAGGGGTTCGTCTCGTACCACCGCTCGCGGTCGTCGATGTCTCCTATCTCTGGCACGCTCCACTCCGCGTAGGCGATGCCCTCGGCGCCGGACAGCGCGCGGTCGCGGATGCGGCGCGCGACGACGCCGGGCGCGCTCTCGTCGGGCGGCGTGCCGGTGTAGAGAATCTGCGGGTTGCTCGACGCCGACAGGCACGGCATGAAGGATGCCTGCTGCTCGTCGGTCAGCTCCTGGTCCTCGTCGAAGACGAGGAGGTCGGCGTGCTGGCCTCGCCCGCCGTTGCGCGTGCGGGCGAGGAACTTTATCTTGCCTCCGGCTTTGAACTCGATTGCCTCTCTGCCGAGCGCCGTGCGGATGGCCTTCAGGTACTTGTGGAACTTCCTCTGGTCGAAGAACGACGCCATGTCCTCGAACGTTTCCGTCGAGGTCTTCTGGAGGTGGCTCGTGTAGAGCACCAGCTCGTTGAGCGCGAACGCGCCCCAGTTCATGCGCGGCTCTGTCGTGCCAAGCGTCTTGCCGTTCTGTCGCGGCACGTGCTCGCCGCACGACTTGGCGGCCCACCTGCCGTAGGCGTCCACGCCCAGCCACGAGCCGACCACGATGCGCTGCCAGTCGAGGAAGCGGAAGCCGCCCGCCTCCATGAGGGCGCGGCACTCCTCGAAGCGGTTGGAGACGGCGGGGGGCTGCGCGAACCTAGTTGGCTCTTGACGCCCGCGTCTTGGCAGTGCCGGCGAGGATGGCGTCGAGGTCTTCATCACCGTCCTCCACCTCCTGCACGCCCAGCATCTCGCAGAGCTGCTTCAGGGCCTTCGTGTAGCTCGACATGAGCGAGTTGTAGCCGTCGAACGCGGGGTTCTTCCTGATGCCCCGCTGCCCGCCGCCGTTGTCGTAGGGTATGGCAACCGAGCTGCGGCCTATGACCTCGCGGGCGTTCGCCAGCTTGGCCTCCATCCACAGCACGTTCTCCGCAAGCTCCACCGCGCGGGCGCGGGTCGGCTCGGGCATGGACGCGCAGATGGCCTCGGCGCGGGAGCGGGCGTCACTCATCCGGCATCGCCTTCACCGCTGCGATCACGTGGCGTGTGGCGAGCGCATAGACGATGGTCTCCCAGAGCGACTTCAGCACCACGCCGGAGATGAAGGTCTCAACGAGCACCGGTGCTGGAAGCACGCCCCAGAATGCCGCGATGGAAAAGATTCCCATGTCCAGGCTCTCGCCGACCACGGTGGAGAGGATGCAGCGCAATCCGAGACGGCGCTCGCCGTCCCGGTCGTGCATGACCTGCATGATGTAAGAGTTCGCGAGCGAGCCGACGATAAAAGACGCGAAACTCGCCGCCATGGTGCGCGGCACCGCGCCAAGAAGCTGCTCGAAGGCCGGCTGCATCGTGAATGACGGGATTCCGGGTGCCGCGATGGCGGCAGTGAAGACTGCCACGGCAAGGAACCCGACTGCGAAGGTCATGAGCGACACGAAGCGCGCAACCTTGAAGCCCCACACTTCGGCCACGAGGTCGGAGGAGATGTAGGTGAAGGGGATGACAAATGTGGCGCATGTGAGCGCGACGCCGAAGAGCTCCGTCTGCTTGTTCGTCACGATATTCGATACGATGATGCATCCTGCGCTGATTGCCATGCAGGCGAGAAGCACTAGCTGCTTCTTGGGGATGGTTTTCATCTAGCCTCCATTTGTTTTGCAAACCTTGCCCACTCCGTGAAGTTGTGGACGCAGGCCTCGCGAGTCTTGACCTTCTTTGACTTCGGCACCTTGTGCTTTAGGAGCCTCGACCCGTCGAACTGGTATATGCAGCCGCTGAGGTTCCCGTAGAGCCATGCGGTGCTGTCAACCGAGTCAAATCCGGTGTTCGAGAGACCGTCGAGCTTGGTGTATCCGAGCCCGTGGATTTTTGCTCCGTAGCGGTGCGCGGTTTGCGTAAACCAACCGACCGACCTCGACAGCTGCTTTCGGATGTCGGTGGTTCCGATTGCGACGTACGGGTATCTCTCGCACATGGCCTCGAAGCCCTTCGCCTTGCGGCACGGGTGCCAGACCGGTATCGGCGTCTTGCCGGTCTCGCGCTCTATCCAGTCGGTCGTGTGTCGTACCCAGTCCGTGCCCTTCACGTGGTCGATGTCGACCTCAAAGTAGTGGGTCACGTCGTGGGTCGCAACAAACTCGGCGTATCTGGACACGTACCGCCTTAGCTCGTCACCTCCAAGGCTTCCCTTCCGAGAGATTGCGAGGGTGAAGGCGCCGGAGTCGAGCATAAACCTCTTGAAGTCCGCTATGTGCTCAACCTGCCACGACGACAGGTAGTAGTAGGACTCAAGCAGGTTGACGTGATGGGACAACCCCCCCCCGGTTCGGTTTCGTTCGAAAAGCGCGTCCGTCAGGTAGCAGCTCAGCGCGTAGGTCCCGGCAAGATAGACGATCACAGCTCAAACGTCTTCCCGCAGTGCGGGCACGTCACGACTTTTGGCTTGTCCTCTGAGTTTGTGTCGGAGCTTTCTCCGTCGTAGTCCTCGAAGAGGCTGTCGATGTCGTATCCATCAAGTGACTGACCGGGCGCGAAGCCGAATTGCTCCATGTCGAAACCGGCCAGCCCGTCCAGCTCCTGCGCCAGAAGCTCGCTGTCCCACTCGGCCAGCTCGCCAACGCGGTTGTCCGCGAGGCGATAGGCGGCGCACTGCTCGGGCGTGAGGTCGCTTGCCACGACCACGGGCACGTGCGTCATCTCCAGCGCGAGCGCGGCCTTGTAGCGCGTGTGGCCGACCACGATCGTGCCGTCGGCGTCCACGACGATGGGCTGCTTCCAGCCGAACTCGCGGAGGCTGTTCGCCACGGCCTGCACGGCGCCGTCGTTGCGGCGCGGGTTGTCCTCGTAGGGCCGCACGTCTGCGATGGGCGCGTACTTGACGCGAAGGTTGGCTGGAATGGTGACCACCCCTTATTTCCTAGTGATTCGTGTGTAAATCGGCGCT